GCATAAAGGATATGGATTGGGAAAAGGTCGTTCGTGGACATAACGCGATCACTGGCGATACTATGGCGGTCCCGATTCCTAACGATGAAGATATAACCCTGCCTGGAATCAGAATGGTAATCGCCGACGAATTAAAGAAGCGAGAGGTGGTTATTGTCCCAAGCGTATTGTCTGTATCTGATGAGACGTTAACAGATCAACTCGAAGTCACTCCTGAGTCTGGCGCTAACAAAGATGGTATGATCGATACAAAAAACGGTGAATTTACCGGTCAATTAATCACGCAAAAAAGCGACGTCGTTGGTTATTACGGCAACAAGGTTCGCCATATTACTGGTGAAGCAGACCAGGCTATGGTCGAGCATAATAAGGCGAAAGCTGCTCGTACCAAGATGACTAAAATTACAAGACCACCACCAAGGAAGTTTTTGGTCAAATGCAATCAGTGCCAACAGGAATTTGAATCTGACCGAAAAGCCGATGAAATAGGAGAAAAATGTCCCAAATGCTTGAACGATATGCGAGGGTAGGATGAGCAAATCGAGTCAGGACAAATTACAAGATTTCGGTTCGGAACGGGGTGTGCTAGCCGGGATCATTGAGCATGGTCCCGACCTATTATTTGAGATCGAAGAGATATTAGACACAGATGATTTTCATAAGCCGACTAACCAGAAGATTTTTGCCATACTCAAACATTTGGTGCATGAAACGGGGGTTAAAAGTTTTGATCTACCAAACATCTTGGCGTGTGCAAAGTCAAGAGGATATAATGAATTCATAGACAATCGTAAAAACGAGGAATTCCTAGAAAGCTTATCCGATGGCGGTCCATCGGCAGAGAATGTGTTGTCGCTGGCTGTTGTTGTCTATAAATTGTCTATTGGTCGTCGCGCGTGGCATCTTTTGGACAGTACGATTAAAAAGGTTCGTGATATTAACGGCGAAGAAGATCTGGCAGATATTGTCTCCACGATAGAAGATCCCGTTTTTAAATTCACTGGCAGCTTGATTACTCAGAATCAAATTCTAATGCCACTTGTTTTAGATTTTGTTGAAACAATGGAAGCGAGAGCCAATAAGCCTCAAGATATTATTGGTTTGCCGACTGGCTTCTCCAATTGGGATCATTATATTGGTGGTGGGCTTCGGCGCGGAACCGTAAATGTAGTTGGCGCCAGACCCAAAAAGGGGAAATCGTTTTTCTGTTTGAACGTAGCAAAGAATATGGCAGAGATTGACATTCCAGTTCTTTATCTAGACACAGAATTGTTGAGAGAACTGCAAATGGATCGTCTTATTGCTTTGGTAAGTGGGATTGAATTAACTCGTATCGAGAGTGGAGAATTTGCTGCCGATCCCAATGAGCGAGAAGCTGTGTTATCTTGTAAAGAAAAACTTGAAAACTTGAAAATTACTCATCAACATATAGCTGGACAACCAATTAAATCAGTCTTGTCGATAGCTAGGCGGTGGCTAGCAAAAGAAGTTGGGCTTACTGATGCTGGGATTGCCAAGCCCTGTTTAATCATATACGATTATCTTAAAATTATGGATGTTAACGATATGAAAGAATCTCTCCAGGAATACCAGCTATTAGGATTTTTGATGACAGCATTCCATAATTTTGCTACGCGCTGGGAATTGCCGATTTTGGCGACCGTTCAACTTAATCGTGACGGAGTAGGAAAAGAAGGTGGTCAATTTATTTCTGGATCTGATAGGATCTTATGGCTATGCTCCAATTTTACCATTTTGAAAAACAAATCATCTGAAGAACTGAATGAAGACCCACCCCAGAATGGTACAAAAAAATTGGTCATAACTGAAACAAGATTTGGTCCAGGCATGGAACCGGAAGAATACATCAATGTCTTAGACAAACTAGAGTGTGGTCGATTAAGTGAGGGCAAAACTTTCAGTCAAGCAATGAGCGATAATGTTTTTACGGGAAATCCACAGGAATGAAGCAATTTACTAGATCAGACATAAAATACATTCAAGAACGAGCAGGAGAAAGGATTATAGAAATCTTTGATGCATTGGGTGTGGAATATACCGAAAGACACGATTATATACAATGTGCTTGTCCAATTCACGACGGAGACAATCAGCGGGCCTTATACTGGGCGATGCAAACTTATCACTGGAAATGCACGACAAGACATTGTCAAGAAGAGACTATTACTGGTCCGTCCAATAGTGTGTTTGGTCTGGTACGCGGAGCGATGTCTACGAATACTAATACGCAATGGACATTTCAGCAAGCCGTTGGGTTCGTGGCTAAAGTATTGAATTTACACAATACCAAATTTGATCAGGAAACAGCAGAGGACATAGCGATTAATAATGCTATTCGTAAGTATCGCAAAAGACGCCGCAATCAATTTAAACAGGATGGAATATTGTTGTCAGACGTCCTATCTAAACTCAAGCCAGATAGCGTTTATTATCCCAAAAGAGGCATTTCTATAGATACCATTAACAAGTATCATATATCATTTTGCAATGCCAAGGATAAACCATTTTATCAACGAGCATTTTTCCCTGTCTTAGATGAAACTGGCAGATACGTTGTTGGCTGGTCTGGCCGCAGTATTTTTGAGAAATGCGCTAAGTGTGGGACGCATCATCCACCAGAAATGCAATGCCCGGACAACGATCATTGTAGGCTATATACCAAATGGAAGCACTCACAGGGCTTCCGATCAGAACATTGTCTTTACAATTATTGGTATGCCAAACCGTTTATAGCTAAAACCGGAAGCGCGATTGTTTGTGAGAGTCCTGGTAATTGTTGGGCTTTTGACGCTGTCGGAATTCGTAATAGCGTATGCATGTTCGGCTTAAGCTTGTCTAATGAACAACGGAAACTATTGCAAAGGGCTGGTGCAGTAACAGTAATTTTTGTGCTCGACAATGACGATGCTGGCCGACAGGCGATTGAAAGATTGAAAAAGGAGTGGGTTACATATTTTAGGCTGTTTTTTGTAACGCCGGAAGAAGCTAATGATATCGGGGATATGAGTCCTGATGATATACGAAGCCAAATTATGCCGGTTTTGCAAAAAGCGTCTAGAGAGGGTATTTTATCAGATAGATAGGAGTGTCACATGAAGCCGAAGGAGTTCGAGATTAAAGATTCTGGTCAGCGCCAAACATTCGATACTGGTGCTGTTAGGGATACACAGGAAGGAAAACCTCGCTACGATTTAATTCCACCAACAGCGCTGCGCAGGGTAGCAATGCACTACGCTAATGGTGCTAAAAAATATACGGAGCGAAACTGGGAACAGGGCATGGATTTTAGCCGTTTCTATGCAAGCATGTTCAGACATATGATGGATTTTGCTATGGGCGAAAATGTCGAAGACAATCTTGCAGCAGTGGTTTTTAACGCTTTGGCAATCATGCATTTTCAGGACATGGAGCGCGACGATTTGAACAACATGCCAGACAGAACCCCGCAAAAGAAAGATAAAGAACAGGCGGATTGTCCAGAGCCACCACCAGGATCGCCAACCAAAGACACACAGGCTCCACAAGATCGTGGCGACCAGCATGAAGTTCAATATTTAGGCGGATTTTAACTATGAAGATTGCTCGATGTAGCGCGAGTGCCATTCAGTCATATCGCCATTGTGCGTTCAAATATTTTTTGAACTACGCCATGGATCTTGAGTCACCATCTGGAAAGGCGGCGCTACAAGGGAAAATCGTTCATCAAGTACTTGAATGGATGAGCAAGCTTAAAAAGCGCGGCAAGGTTAATGTTGACGTTGAATGGTTGCTTGAGTATGCGTGGGATATGCACACGTCGTTGAGCCCACATATCGAGATTCGACGCACAACTAGTCGTGGTGAGGCAGCCGACTTTAAGAAGTGTAGATTGTGCGTTGAGACAATACTAGCAGATAAGCATTACAATCCATATGAGATGAATAACATCGTTGATATTGAAGCGTGGTTTAAACTTGAATTGCCAGGACCAGAATGGATAACAAAAGACGATGACGGCAATGATCAGCCATTCGCCGTTCGTGGCTACATAGACTTAGCACGAGAATTAGACAAAGACACTATAGAAATCATCGACTGGAAAACCGGCAAACGAGTCGATTTTTACACACGCAAACCAATTGATGCATACGAACTGCTCCGTGCAGTCCAACCCCGCCTGTACCATTTGGCGTCAAGCGTTCTCTATTCTAAATATAAAAATATCATCATTACGTTTTACTACATAGAAGATGGTGGTCCGCTAACAATTTCTCTTGGCATAGATGATATTCCCATGACGCTAGCCTCATTATGGAAATTTTTTGATACCGTTAAAAAAGATACGTTATTGGTTCGTAATCGTTCGTGGCAATGCAAGATGTGTGCGTATGAACGCAGCAAGATTTGTCAAAGAATATGGAGCGATCTTCACACCATGGGAAGCGAATATGCAGAAAATAGATACAAGGGTCTTAATTTTGAACAACAAAAAGCAATTACCCAGCCACAACAGGAGCCACAAAAGTGAAATGGATATGCTTAATTTGTGAGAAGGATCTAACACCAGATGATCCATGTGCGCGTGGCAATGACGAAATAGCAACATTGCCGAACCTTGAAGGCGGTACAATCACCATTGATTTTGGATATGGTAGTCGATTTGATGATATGGCTGGTTATCGTGATTGTGTCGAGCATCAAGCGTGCATTTGTGATGATTGCTACAAAGAAAAGATGCATTTGACAAGGGCAATTGAGATAAGATCACAATCCCGTTTTGTCGTCCTGGCCTCAGATTATCGTGATCGGAGATAGTTATGTGTCAACAATGTTATGTACCATTGCATGTTCATTCATATTATTCGCTTTTAGATGGCTTACCAAGTCCAAAGAAAATTGCCGAGCGCGCAAAGGATCTTGGATCTCCAGCAATTGCTATTACAGACCATGGCAATATCTTTGGCATGATTGATCATATGAAGGCGTGTAAAGAAGTGGGAATCAAACCAATTTGTGGCATAGAATTATATACGTGCTTAGGTGATCCGACAGTTAAGACTACTGCCAATAGGGGAAGAAACCATTTAACTTTATTAGCCAAAAATCCTGATGGCATTAAGACATTGATGGCATTGGTAAGTGAAACCAATAGGCCGGATTATTTCTATTACAAGCCACGTATTGATCTAGCGAACTTGGCACAGTTTGCTAAAGATGGCAATTTGCTTTGTCTATCTGGATGCATTGCGGGGGAACTCTCATCCGCCTTGTTCGTAGACACAACTAAAATTACTGATCAATATGGCAAGGAAAAAGAGGTTAGTGGAATGGCGGCGGCGTGTATGCATGGCGATCGCATGAAGAGCGCCAAGGCTGTTAAACAACTCCTAAAAGAAAATTGGCGCGACGTAGCAGCGGAGATTATTGAAAAATATCAGCAAATATTTGGACATGATAACTATTATTTGGAATTACAGAACGAGGGGATGGTTGCCCAAGCTGTTGTGGTTGAGTGTCTTAGGCAGGTAGCAAAAGCCATGGATATTCCATCCGTAGCGACCTTGGATGCTCATTATACATGCCAACAAGATTTTGAAGATCATAAGCTTTTACTGTGTAGTCAGATGCATACCACACTAGAAGAACAAGAAAGAATTAAGGATATGGGCGGTGATACCATGGCTTTCTTTTATCTTGATCAGTTTCATATCTTCGATCATGCTGAGATGAAACAGCATTATACCACAGAGGAGATAGAAGCGTCATTAGAAATTGCCGACAAGATTACCACCACTTCACTAGCTCGTAAGCCGTGTTTGCCCAAATTCAAAGATAACCGCATGGAAGAAATGGGTATTGATTCGAGTGAATATCTAAAAATCTTGTGTATTGAAGGCGCTAAGGATAAACTGGCAGGTTTGTCATCCGAACAAAAGGTAGAATATTGGCATCGATTACAGCACGAATTACGTGTTATACAAGAAGCAGGACTAGCGGACTATTTCCTAATCGTATGGGACGTATGCAAGTTTGTTGATAATTGTGGTGATTCGCAAGCCAGGGCACCCAGATCATGCCGTGGATCTGGTGCTGGATCATTAACCAATTATGTGTTAGATATTAGTAGTATTGACCCGATTGAATTTGGGCTGTTTTTCGAACGATTCTATAATATGTCTCGAAATATACCCAAACATTTTGATGTTGGCACTTATCCATTTATGGAATGGTTGGCAAATCAATTTGATCAATTATATCGGAGAGATGTTCAAAAAGATCGTGCTAAAATTGTTCAGATAGCAGCCACAGGCGGCAAACAGGGTCGGATCAAATATCCTGGTTTATTGAAAGCCGAAGCCGAGTGGATAGACCGGAATTCTCCCAAGATGTGGTTATATCTGCTAGATATGCATGGTAAAGAACCAGAAGAAACCAATCCAAGCAACTCGCACATTGCTTTTGCAATCGGTGCCACAAATAGAGAACCGGAAGAAAAACCGGCAGCTACTCATGACGGACATATTAGTCTTCCAGATATCGATATTGATATAGGCGTTAGCTTTAGGACCAAAATTATTAGCTACTTAAAAGAGCGATGGGGAGATGCTTACGTTGCGCAGATGATCACGTTTGGTAGGCTTCAAGGAAAAGCGGCTATCAAAGAAGTATTCCGTATTCAAAAGAAGGATGC